ACATCGCATCTACCGCAATGGGCGGCTGCAATTTAACGAGGACGGCACACCGAAGGTGCTTACCCAAGACGGAAAACCGATGATTGGCAGCGGTGCCGATCATGGGGCGACCTTGGCCGATCTGGCGAAGGAACTTGCCGAGGCGAAACCCTACGCGGTGCGCGACCTTGGAAAAGGCGGCGGCGGGAAGCCAGCCGGATCACATGGCGGGACGCCTGAACAGAAAACAGTCACGCGGGCGCAGTGGGACCAGATGGGCCACTTAGACCGCGCGGCACACTCGAAACAAGGCGGCAAAGTCGTTGACTGACCGCGAATTAGGAGTTTAGCCAAATGGCAAACGTACTCACAGACCTTGCGGCAGACATTTACAAAGCCGCAGACATTGTTGGCCGTGAAGTTGTCGGGTTCATCCCGTCAGTGACGATCAACGCGGGCGCGCAAGAAGCCGCCCAGGGCGATACCGTGCGCAGTCACTTCACACGCGCTGCAACCGTCAACACATCTGCGACGCCTTCGATGACGATCCCAGAAGGCGACGATCAGACCATCGACAACAAAACAATGTCGTTGAACACAATCGCTTCCGTCCGCATCCCGTGGACCGGCGAAGACATCAAGCATGTCAACAACGGTTCTGGCTTTGAAACCATCTATGGCGATCAGATTGCGCAGGCCATGCGCGGCATCACCAACAACATCGAAGCTGCAATCGCTGCCGAGGCATACAAAAACGCATCGCGCGCTTTTGGCACGGCAGGCACAACGCCATTCGCGTCAAACTTCAATGACATTGCCGAATTGCGCCAAATCATCATGGACAACGGAATGCCCGTCAATGACGGCCAGCTTTCCATTGTCATGAATTCCAGCGCAGGCACCAACTTGCGCCAGCTTGCGACGCTCACAGGCGTCAACACGGCAGGCAATGACACGCTCTTGCGTCAAGGCGAACTGCTCAACCTGCAAGGCTTCATGATGAAGGAAAGCGGGCAAGTTCAATCGCACACCAAAGGCACGGCAACGGGCCTGGATGCTGCGGGCGGCGAGCCGATTGGCGAGACCAGCATCGTTCTGGACGGCGGCGACGGCGGCACATTGCTGCCGGGTGACGTTGTGACCTTTGCCGGTGACACCAACAAGTACGTCGTCAACACCGGCTTCACGGCTGCTGGCGGTACTGCCGTTATCGGCGGGCCGGGTCTGCGGGCAACGCTTGCTGACACTGTCGAAATGACAATCGGCAACAGCTACACCGCGAACGTGGCGCTGCATAAGTCGGCAATCGAACTGGCGATGCGTCCCCTCGCAAAGCCGCTCGGCGGTGACAGTGCAGTTGATGTTATGACTGTCCAAGACCCCCACAGCGGCCTGATCTTCCAGATCAGCGTTTACAAGGGCTACAACAAGGCGATGATCGACATCACCACGCTTTACCAAGCGAAAACTTGGAAGCCTGATGCGGTCGCCCTCTTGCTGGGCTGATATTTTTGAAGGGGCGGGCAACTGCCCCTTTTACCAATATCGGCAACATCGGAGCGGCGACATGAAAATTGAGACAGTCAAAATCACGGTGAACGGCAAGCAAAAAATCGTCAACGCTGACGACCCGCGAGCGCAGGCTAAGCCAAAACCAGCGCCAAAGCCAAAGCCGAAGCCCAAGTCCATGAAAGGCTCTGACAAATGAGCATTTTCCCCCTCCAAGGTTCCTACTCACCCGGCCTGCGCATAGCGACGGGCGAAATGGTGGGGCATTCCCTTGTCCACAAATTCGGGCGCAATAGCGCGGTCGGAACGTCTTATGTGCCGCTGTGCAACAGCGGTATTTTCCGCACACCGCAACCCGCAGCGGCCACGGCTTTGCGAGTTAAGGCGGGCAATGCGGCAGACACGGCCGATGGCGCGGGCGCGCGATCAGTCACAGTGCAGGGCATCAATCAGGCTGGCGCGATTGTGACGGAAACGCTGGCAACAGCAGGGGCAAGCGCAAGCGCCGCCACCTCTGCGACATTCATCCGATTGCTGCGTTTTTTCGTGGCATCCTCTGGCACCTATGCCTCGCAATCGGCGGGCAGTCACGTTGGCGACATTGTCATTGAAAACGCGGCGGGAACTGAAAACTGGGCATCAATCCTAGTGACGGGCTTTGCGCGTGGGCAATCCCAGATCGGTTGCTATACGGTCCCGCTTGGTTATCAAGCATATCTGACCGGCATCGACGTATCATCCGAAAGCAACAAGCTGATCAATCTGAATTTCTACACAAGATCGGGCATACTCGCCGCCTCCGCTCCATATCAAGCCATGCAATTAAAGACGGAATTTGTGGGGTTTGAGGGCCAAAGCTCGGTGAGTTTCGACTTCCCAAAAGGACCATATGACGCCCTGACCGATATGATTTTCATGGGGAAAGTGGGTTCCGGCACGGCGGACATTTCCATTGATTTCAGAATGGTTCTGGTGAAGACATGACTTTAGACGTAACAATCGGCGGCGCTGCGTCAGACAGCTACGGGACGCTGGCGCAATACACCGCGCAGGCAGCGCTTTATGGCTGGACGCTTGAGGCAACCGATGCCGCCAATGAAACCAATTTGCGGCGTGCAGCGGCTTCGCTTGATCGGCAAAACAGTTTCATCGGGCGCACGCAATATCAGACGCAGGCGCTTTCGTGGCCGCGCATTGATTGCGGTTATGTGGACGGCTGGCCGATTGATCCCGACACAATCCCGCAAGACATTATCGCTGCCCAGTTCGAACTGGCGTATCTGATCCAAGCGGGTCTTGATCCGTTTGCCACGATTGAGACGAGCAACACCAGCGAAAGCATCAAGGTTGGGCCGATCAGCATTTCAGGATCAACGCTTCCATCGGGCAAGCCCCGATTGGTGGCGATTGAGGGATTGCTGCGCGATTATGTTAAGGCGGGGGCAGGGCAGATTGCCTTGATGCGCGGATGAGCGTTCACAAGCTAACCGACCGGCTTTTGCCGGGTGAAGCCGATGCCGATCTTATCACGGCTTTGGAAGACCTGACCGAGCGCGCCAGGCGGGGCGAGATTACAGGCTTGGCGTGGGCTGGGTGCGGCGCTGACGATAGCGTATTCAGCGGGTGGCAGAGTGCTGGCGGCACCATGTTTCTTATCGGGGCCAGCATTTTAGCACTGCAAGTGCGTTATGGGGCAATGATGATGGATGCAGACGAATGACCACAATTCGCAGCAAAGTCACCGGCGCTTTTGACAAGTTGGCGGCAAAGCAGCCAGACGCGATCCAAACGGGCAGCATCCAGCAACCGGCGGCGGCGGGTACAGGCGGCGGGCCTAGCGATCCAACAGGCGGAACACCGGGCGCAACGCCTGACTCGGTTCCCGCGCGCATGGCCGTATTTGAGATTGCAGAACGGCGGATTGACGGAACCAATATCCGCGCTGGCGATTGGCAGGTGATTGTTGAGCCTATCAGCATTGAAATCACGCTCGCCGACAAGGTGATATGCGACCGGGGCACATTGACCATTGCCAAGCTGGGGCGCGTGGCATCGGGCGGGACGACCGCACTTTATGACATGGTTTGCCGGAAATGACGTGGACCGGCACAACGCCTGCGGAATTCATCCGCAAAACTGAGCGCAAACTTGATACTGCTGTTCGCAAAATCTCGCTGGAAATGTTCAGCAAGGTCATTCTGCGAACACCAGTGGACACCGGGCGGGCGCGCGGCAATTGGCAGGTTGCGATAGGGGCAATGCCGGATGGCACATTAGATCTGGATGACGCCAGCGGCACAGCTACTATCGGCAAGGCACAGGCAGCGGCGTTGGGCGTCAAGGCCGGTGATACAATCGCGCTGGTGCATAACCTGCCCTACATCGAACGGCTTGAGAGCGGGCATTCGCAGCAGGCACCCGGCGGCATGGTGGCGCTAACCGTGCAGGAATTTCAAAGCGTGGTTAGGAAAATCGGCTTGGAGTTGGTTAGACAATGACAATTGAAAGCAGCATCCATGCGGCGCTTATGGCCCGTGCCGAGACAATCACCGGGTACACTGTCGTTTGGCCGCAAAAGGGCGCGGATAAGCCAGAGGGTGAGCATATCACGGCGTTTCATCTGCCGAACGATAACCAGCCGCTTGCCTTGGGCGACAACGTTTTCCAGCGGCAAGGTTTCTTGATCCTAACACTGGTTTCCCCGCTTGGCGTCTATGAAGTCGTCAGCAAGGAAAAGGCCGGGGCAATCGCCGCATACTTCCCGCGCGCCCTGAAACTCACCAAGAGCGGCGCGACAGTCACCATCACTGGCCACACGGTCAAACCGGGGCAGCAGATAGATACGCGATGGGAGACACCAATTTGGGTAAGCTATTGGAGCATATTATGAAGAAGAAAAATGCACCGGAGCCAATCGCAGCACCGGA